CGCTTCTCGTTGAACTCGGTCGGGTCCAGATGCGCGCTCGAGCGTAAATGCTCGAACACAATCTTAGTTGTGATGAAGCGCCGGCCGCGTTTGTCCTTCAGCTCGTAGTCTGCTGGAATGTCGCCGATGTAGTCTGCCAATGGTTCACGCACTCTACGCGCCTCCTGCTCCGCTAGGGCCTCGGCCTCGGGCCAGTCCCACCAGCGCGGCGAGACCCTATACTCGGCAACGGCCTCGGCGAATAACTGATCGCGCGTGGCCTTGATGTAGTCAATGTCGATTTTGGTGCATTTTACTGGGAAAAAGCGGCAGTTTCCGGTCTGGTCCTTGAGGTAGCCGATGTCATGCTCGGGGTTGAGACTCACGACGAATACGCATCGGCGCGGGTGCTCCTGCTCATTGCGGCCATACGTTACGCGGTAGCGGTCGATGTCGTTGGCGATGAACTGCTTCAAGCGCCCAACGTCCGTTCGCTTCAGAAACCAGCCTTCCGCGAACTCGCCGAGCCATAGGCCGCGCAGTTGCTGCTCGCAGTCCTTGGTGCTCGAGTCCGCGAGCATTTCGGCGAACCATCGGCGCTGTGGCATGAGCGCGCGAAACGCGCTGGACTTGCCAACGTCCTGCGCGCTCTCGAGAATGATAGCGCTCTTGACAAACGCGCCGGCCTCGAATGCGCGGGCGACCATAGACACCAGCCAGTTGCGGCCGACCGCCGCGATATACGCTGGCGGCTGCCTGCTGCCGAACGCGTCCACAATCCACGTTGCAAGGCGCGGCCTGCCGTCCCACTCGAGGGCAACGAGCCAGTCCTTGACGCAATTGACCACGTTCGCCTGCGCGGCGGCATTGATAGCGTGGCACGTCGTGTCATAGGAAACAGTCGAGAGCTTCCCGCTCTTGCTCTGCAGCATGACCCAAATACGCTCGCTGTCCGCGTCGGTCAGGGTATTGCCGGCCAGCGTGGACCGACCAAGGAATTCATCGTAGGCCAGCGGTAGTGTCCCGTCATGTATCCATGCCGTCAGCACCTTCATGGCGTTGGCAGCGTTCGAGCGCGGCTCGCCGCTCTTGTCCCTGTCGAGCGCTGCCGGCATGCGCGGCTGGCGTTTGACCACGAGCCCTGAAGACTCGATGAGCGGGTCAGATGGCACGTCGGTGCCCTCGGGGAACTCGTCTGCGGTGGCCGGCTGCTCGGTCTCGAGGCTCGCCGTCGTGACTACGCGCTTGCCGCTGCCACTCGAGAATGAGACCCAGTGCGGGCGCAGATCGGCGACGCCCTTGTACTTGGGCGTCCCGTCCGTGCACTTGCCCGTGCCCTTGCGCGACCATTCATCCCAAACCGCTAGCCCGATCGAGCTGCCGCTGGTAGCGTGGTGCAGCGCCATGCCTGCCTTGAGCCATAGATCGTACGGGCCGTTCGGGTCATGGCGTGCCAGCAAGGCCCGCAGGCGATCCACGTCGGCCGATCCGGGAGGGGGCACGGCCACTGTAACGGGGGTGCCTACCTCGGCCCTCCAGGCCGCCAGTAGGGCCGCAGGGATGGTCGGCAGCGAACGCCAGTCGCCGACTATGCCGCATTCCCAGTAGTAGGGTTTCTTGGTGACAGGGTGCACGGTCGGCGGTAGGGCGTCCTGGACGCTCTTACCCTCGGCTGTGGCACAGCGTAGCTCGATGCCGTGCTTCGCCAGCATAATGGTACGCATCGGCGAGCCGATGCGGTAGATCAGCTTGGCGCGGTTGTGGCGCCCGCTCATGATCTTCACAGCGTCGTCAGCCGCGAGCAGGGCATCCATGTCCACGCCGCGTTCGGCGAGCCAGTGGCGGGCCAGCTCTGTGTCGTCCAGATCGATCGCGCACGTGCCGCTTAGCGCATGGAGCAGGCCGGCGCCATCGAGTAGCTCGACCGTATCATCGGGCATCGGGTGCTCGTTCCACGACGAATAGAGCGGGCCTTTGTTACCCTTCTCGATGGCGCAGAGCTTCCAGCCGATAGCGACGTAATCAGAAAACATGAGTCATGTCGGGGCCTTGGTTTAGTGCTGGCAGCGTATCACAATCAGCCGGGGCCGGGGTTGTCAGTCCAGGGTCTGTCCTGATGCGCGTCAAATTCCCGCGCCCGCATGTCGTTGTAGTAGGCGCGCGTGTCGTTTACCCGCTCCCAGTACGCCTTGCAGACAGTGGCGCCGTAGCATAGGCGCTGAGCTTCATCGTAGTCCGCTACCGCGCGCCTCCACACTTGGTGCGCCTGCTCGAGCTTCCTCAGCGTGGGTGGTTCCTGCCACTCGATAGTGCGAGGTCCCGTCTCGGGTTGCCGGCGCTCGAGGTTCCACTGTGGGTCTGTGCGCATCAACCCGTGCACGACGTATGAGCCGACGCAGCTACCCCCGCAAGTCGGGCAGCGCGTCATGACACGCGCCCGTCGCAGAACATACCAATGATGCGCGATTGTGGCTTGTACATCGGCCAGCTCTCACGCACGGCGCATAGTGGCATAGCGTAGGGCACAGTGTCTGATATCCAGCCCGCGCCGACCGCGTAAGCAAGCTTCGCGTATTTGAACCGCGCAAGGTTCTGCAATCCGCCAGGGCCGCCATGCCATGTGCGCGTCTCACTCGAGCCGTGGTACGCGTACCGCTCGCGCGCCCCGCTGTGCGTCGCTGCATCAAGCTCGTTGCGCAATGTGAGCATAGTCAGGCGCGCGGCTTCGTTGGTGTCTTCAAGCCCGGATATGTACTTCGCCAGCTCGCCGCGCGCCCGCGCCACCGCGTTGTCGGATGCGCTGTACTGGTTATCGGCAATCGCCGTGCTGATCGCGTTGCGCAAGTGCTGCATCAATTGCTTGGCGCCCATAGAGAGCGGTATGCGACCGTGCGTGAATGAATTGTATGTGCGGCTGTAGATCATAGCGCTGTCTTCGCATCGATGGCGAACATAGTGCGCACGATTTCCCAGTAGGGCACGCGCTGGCATCCGACTAGCACGTCTCCGTTTTTGTACACGCGCCATAAGCGATAACCGCCGATGTACGTGCGCGCCTTGCGCGGGTAGCGGCCGACGCCTCTACCAAATCGACGGGCGCGCTCCGCGATATCGAATAGCTTGCGCCATTCTGCGAAGTTTACGGCGCCGGATTGGGAGGAAAAAATCATGGTCGGATCGTTGGCGCCGATGCGGTATAGCAGGCGTGTGATCGGCAGCGCGTATGCGTTACGAGCTAAGTGTTGATAATTATTGCGGGACAAAACGGGAAAATCGGTTTTCATTGTGGGGGTAACTCCTGTTCAAATACATGTATGATCGGGCGCTCATCAGCGCGCGTCTCGATGCAGACGAAGTGCGAATATATGCCCGGTTCTTTGCGCGCCATCAGTTCCATTTTCAGCTCAATGTGGGTTTTCCCGAACATGATGCGCGGACGCGCCTTGCCCGTGCGCTCCACGGCGATCAGCGTCCAATAGCTTGAGACTGGTAAGTCTGTCATATTTCTACCTCAGAATTGGATCAACGTCTGGTGAATGATAGTCATTCATCGCGCGGTGCTCGGCCAGCGCCTGCTCATGCGCCAGCCTGTACTCTTCAAAGTGCGTAGGGCATAGCTGTATCCATTGATGCCCGTCGCTACGGCAACCGCACTTGCGCTTCTCACTCGCCATCGCTGCTGCCTAGCGGGCGAGTCCAATAGCAACCTTCGCCAATGGTTACGGCACCGTCGAACAGGCTTCGGTTTGCGCTGCGCTCGGCCTTGCGCGCTCGGCGCCGCTCGCGGCATGAGCACGGCGTACGCAGCGGTGCCATAGGGCGTAGCGTATCGCAGTCACGGTCATGGACCAGCATTCTAGGTGTCATCGGCGTAGTAATCCCGGTCGGCCCAGTCCATGTCATTGCAGCAATCGTTTGCCTCAGAGCGCTCGAGGTACGTCTGGCCGCACTCCGGGCATTCATACTCGCGCACCCATTCGCCGTCACGCCACACCTTGTTGGCGTTCGGGCACCCGTGCTCATGACAGGCCACGCCGTTGATTGAGAGCATCTCGCATTGATTGCATTTCATAGGTTGTCCTTATACGCGTCTGTTGTGTCGTGGTCAAGCGCCGCGCCCAACGCTACTAGATCGAGCGGCGGCGCTTGCGCGAATAGCCGTTCGGGCCGTTTGGAGTAGTACGTGAAATAGTCCGGTGCGCCCATATCGACCATGTGGCACTGATCGGCCCAATACCGCGCAGTGAGAGGGCCGGCGCTCATGGGATAGCCGTGTAGGGCAGCGTCTGTTCTAGCGGATCGTACGGCTGCGTAGCCTCAAGCTTGGCCGCTGCCAGCGCCTTAGTGAGATACGACACGCGCGCCTCAAGCTGCCACCACGCGCCGGCCCTCGGCGTAAGGCGCGATTGATTGCGCTTGGCTGCGGCGAGTCGCTCGGTCATTGTCTCGATGCTCATGCCGCGCTCGATTCGACTTCGGCCAGCTCTTTGCGCAGCTCAAAGAGCTTTTGCTTAAAGTGTGCCTGCCAATACAACGCGTCTGGCGTATGCTCGGCCCGCATCCTGGCATACGCGGACTCGGCCGCATCGATCAGCGCACGAAGGGCAAAGTCCTTTCTGCGCTCTTGTAGAACGTCGAGCAAATTGTTGCTGCTGTCTGTCATAGTTTGAAGTCTCCATAATAACTGAAGCGATCCGGTTTGAAAACCCATTGCGCTTGTGCCTGTTGCTTGACGTTGAGCCGCGCGGTCGCATCGTACCCGCGCATCAGCGCGCCCTCGGTCAGCCTACCGGGCACGGTAGCGCAACCGCTGAGCAATCCACTGATAAAGGACACAAGCAAAGCAAGGATCAGCAGCGCCGCGACTTTCATCGACCGATCCAATATCGGCAATTGTGCTCGCCTGCTGCGTCATGCCTTGGGCACGTGGCGCAGCCGCTGAGCACCAGCAAGAGCACCAGTGCGAGCGGGGTGACCACGCGCACGTTGACGTTAGCGGCCAGTAGCTTGAGGGTTTTGGAAGTCATACTCTTGGTATCCTTATATCTTTGGTAAAGCGTAGGCGCACGGTGACGGAGCGCGCGTCCGGCCATTGAAAGTGTCCCTTTACAAAGCATCCTTTTGGAAAAGGTTTGAAAAACCGTTTTAACCATTTCATATATTAGTACCCTTGTATGTGTGCAGAGCATTGTCCTTGCAAAATCGCTCAAGCTCTGATCGGTGAAACCGATGGCAACCGACGCGCAGCCAATCCGCATCGACACTGCCGACAGTGAACGGGCCTATGGTGCGGCCTACCAGCGCCGCCGCATCAGCGCCGCCGCGTAGGTACACCCGCGCCATGGTCAGGCCGAGTGTCACGTCTATATCGTTCACACCCCATGACGTTTCTATCTTGCCATCGCGCACGCGTACCATCGCGCCGCCATGTTCGTCGGACACATGGTTTGCGCGGTACTCACTGCGCATCATTTGCTCGCCCGCGCGCCACTGCGCGATAAGGCCCGCGTCTTCAATCGCTAGCGCCGCTGCGCGTGCTCGCTCCACTATCGCGCGCCGACGTTGCCACCTGGCGGCGCGCACTGCGCGAGCCGCTCGAGACTTGACACGTGCGGGCGTATTGCGAGCCTCATTGATGCGGAACGCGTCGGCCGCTGTGTCATAGGTCGGCTGCGCGAGTCCGAAAACGTCCGCATACGTACTGGGCGCCATTGCCAAGTCATTGAGCCGCGCAAGGATGTTACCCGCAGGCCAGTCACGCGTCGCGCGCTGCAAGCGCCCGCACTCTGTGTCATACGCTTCGCGGAACGATGCCATGTTTACCACGTGCGCCTGTTCGAGCGCATGCGCATCATTGCTAGCGTGCGATTCGCTGTAGCGACCCTGCGATGCGCCGAACGCAATGCACGGCACAGTGAACGATACAAGATGCGTTACCGCGCGAGCAACGTGATATAGCTGCTTACCTGTCGATGGTGAGTACCGCTCGGCGCCGATCAATACTACCGGGCCGCTGCGTCCTTGAACGAATCGCGCTATGGGTGTGCGATAGCTGTAGATTGTCGGGCCGTCGAACCAAAACGTGCGGCCCGCGTTGCGCCCTTCGCTCTGATCCTGTTGCGCCCACACATGGGCGACCATCGATGCGGGTGAAAATACTTTTTTCATGGTTAGAAGTCCTGTAGCGCGGTTTCGAGCGCCGCCAATTCGTGTGAAGTGAATACGCTGCGCAACTGTTTGCTAGTCTTGCAACATGCCTGATACGTCGCCAATGCTTTCATGCTGTCATTACTCTCGCCTAGATCGCCGCACCAGTCATCGAATGACTGATCGCTCGCGCGGCCATCCGATAGCAGGCAATAAAGAACGTCCGCCGCGTTGGGCGCCTTGGGTACGGCTTTAAAATCCAGTCGCTTTTGCCAGTTCTTTTGCGGTTCGACGTGCGCCGTACCCGTATAGTATGACGTGTCAAACCCCGTTCCGTCCTCTTTGTGAAGGTTTACGCCCCATGCGTAACACTTCCAATCATCGCGCTTTGTTAGATTCCCACCAGCGACAGTAAAGCGCACCTTGGCATCGGCCAGAATTTTGTCCACGGTTTCGGTTGCTGTGCTCATTAGCGGACCCTCTCAATTTTGGTAACTGACTGATACCCGCGACTGTCGGCGGCGCCGCCGCCCATGCTGGTGCGCTTCTTCACTTCGATGTGACACGGGCGCCACCCTGTAGAGCGGCCGACAATGAATCGGCGCCGCGCGCCATCATGGTCCACTACTTCGACGCGCCACCCTTCTAGGCCAGTAAGCTGCGCGAGTAAGTACGCGTTATCGCGTCGCGCTGCGCGCTGGTCTGGCGTCAGTGCGTCCCATATGCTCTGCGTCATCAATGATAGGTCGCTGGTCATACTGTGTCCCTCTTTACGTTCACGGCTGCGGCAAATCGCTTGCGTGCGTCTTTGAGTGTGGCGAACGAGTCCCAAAAAATGCGCGCATGCTGGCGGAAGTCATGAGCGCGCACGTGGTATGTGCCAAGCTCGCGCCATAGCGTTACCTGAATTCCCGGCCAGTGTTTCGGCTCACGGCGCTGGACATACCCGCACGCTAGATAGTAGGCGGAAACGTTCATGCGTCCTCAAGCGGATCCGTCCGCGTTGGTTCGCCATCGTCAGTCTGCTCGCAGTCCGGGCACCAGTACCAAAGCACTTCCGCTTCGGTGTTAGTATCGACCAGCGTAAGCGTAAAGTCCGCCGATTCTGTGTACCATGTCGGCAATGATATCTGTACGTTCTGACTGCCGCAGTGTGGACAAGCCCATTTTGATCGATTGCTCATGACCGATCACCCCACAATAGTTCATTGCAATTACAGCAAGACTCTGCCGAGTCCGCATTGCCGCTGTTTGTATAGCCATCGAGCGCCCAGCCACTACGCGAATGCTCACGCGTCGCGCGAAACACTTGACGATAGTTCGCCCGCAGGCAGGGCACGCACATAAGCTCGCCGTCTGACATCACAGCGGCCCAAGTGTACCCACCATGCGTTTCATAGCGGCACAGCGTGCGCAATGCCTCAAGCTCGCTTGAGTCTGCTATGTAGAGTTTAGGTATGGTGCTCATGCCGTGGTGCCTCCGCTTGATTCGGTGCGCACGATATAGCGCAGCGCTGTGTCAATGTGCGAATCGTCGAGATACTTGTACAGCGCCGTGACTAGGCATTGCTCAGGCGGCAGGATGCACGCGTTAGCGTGGTGAAACATATCCCACCGATGACGCTCGGCGCCGAGCCCGCGCGCGCTGTAGTAGCGCGGCGGATATCGTGACAGCCAACCAAGGGACGCTGCGCGCAGTGCGTCGAAATGTTCGGGCCGCATTTTGCCGTGGAAACTCATGCCGTGGTGCTCCTATTGAGATGCGGAAAATAACGTACGATGTCCGCCGCGTCAAGGTATTCCGTCACTTCGATTCGCGCTTCGGCCATCGCGATTCGTTCGCGTTCAACGCGTCGCGCGTCAAATTCGCGCTCGAACACCTGTTCCGATGATTCGTATATCGGGGTCATGGTCAATTGCTCCGTTAGTAGACGTATCCAATCTTGTCGCCAGTTCCACGCTCGGCCATGCTGTTAATGGCGGCCGATACCCAGTGCACGTGCCCGCGTTTCGTTGGGCCGGCGCGCATACGGGCACGCGACAGGGTGCGGCAGTGATAATCAGCGCGCTCGGATATCACTGACACGGCGCATGCGTACAGTAGATTTTCGCTTGTGGGTTTCATGTTAGTTGTTCCAGCGTATGCCGACATGGTAGAACATGTTGCACGGCTCACGGTCATCATTGCCGAAGTCTTCCGTGTCGTCGCCATTCTGCGCGCAGTCATGGTCCACATGGTCCACGCTGTTATCGATGCCACATGATTCGGGCAACAGCGCCATGATGCGTTCTGCACCCTCGCACTGTGCGACAGATTCGAGCGCGTCATCGTATGCCTCTTCGGCGGTATCACCGATGCCGTACGTGCAATGCTCGAATGGCGTGTATGACGTGCCAAAACCTTGGAAGTAGTCAGGCGATTCAACGCCTAGGTCCACAATTTCATAGTCGGGTTTCACTGTCGTTTCCTTGTGTAGTAAGTAAGCTCGAGCGCTAGCGATTGCAGCGCATAAATTTTGTCGGCCAAGTCTTTGCTGTCGCACAACGTCCGCTCATATTCGAGCGCAAGTATCATCTTCTTCAGCTTGAGTAGGAGCGGCGTCATTTGATCTCAGTTTTGTCGCAAGTGTACGCGACCACGATTTGATTGCGCGCCTGTATTTCGTCGGCAGGCGTCCAACTGTTCGCAGCGTCGGCCGCAGCGCGACACGCGGACTCAACGGCGAACGTCGTTATGTGCACGTCCTTGTGCGCCGAGTCCTTGCCACCGATGACAAGGACAAGGGTTAAAATCCAGATTGTCATATGCTCAATGCCTCAATGACGGTTAAGTGTAGGGCGCGCAATGCCTCGAGCAATTCGTAGTGCTCCGCGGGTGTCGCCTTGTCGATGCGCGCGCGCGCGCCAGTAGATAGATTGTGCGAATGTTCATGACTGCGTGCCTACATAGTACACAGTGCGCACGCGGCCATCGGGTATGCCGAACGATTCGTACTTGCGCAATTGGCCGGCCAGCGCGAATCTGTACGCGCTGCCAGCACCATGAGAGGCGATGTGCGCCTTGTACGCGGCATCACGAGCCTTGCGGGCGATGCCTGTAGCATTGGTCATGTCAGACGCTGCGCCATTGTCTAGGTAGGTAAGAGGGTCGAAAGATATTTGCACGGTCATGGTCCTTTGGTTAGTTGCTGGTCTCACTACTCAGATAAGCAAGGGCCATGCCAAGCAATTATCAATGAGTTATAAGCGTATTGTGACAATTAGTGTCATTATGTGCGTTTTGCTGGTCTGCACATGACAATCAGGGCTACCTCAGTAGTGGGTCGATGTCGCCATTGCACCGCGCCCTTTGCGCAGCGCGATCATTCAGCCATTTGAGCCTATCGATGCGTCCCTCCACCTCGTCCCGTGCGTCTCGCGCTTCTCTCTGCGCTTCGCCTAACGCATACCCTTTAATATACGATTCGCTTTTATATGTGCAAATCTTTGAGTAAAGGGATACGGATATGCCGATACGCTCGCAGAAATCCCGCTTAGACTCGCCTTTGTTCGCAGCGTAGACGCCCACAGCATGTTGAATTTGATCAGTATTCTTTAACTGTCTGCTCATACATCACCTCTAGTTTAGTGTAAATACATTAATACGATATATTAGTATTTAATGTGCGTCAAGCGAATCACTCGGTTACTCAGCCGAAATCACGTTTTTCAAAACCCCTAGTATCGTGTCATTTACGTATTTACGTATTTACTATTTATATATACACGCTCCCGCATATAGCAATTATCATGATTATATGTGAGTATATGAGTAATTAGACCTTTAATCCTATGGCAATCAAGGGCTTACGCACTACCCACATAGCTACTCACATATATCTATGCGAGTAACCCTCGCATTACTCACTTCGCTCATTACTCATTGCTATACGCATCAAGCACTTAGCAGCGGAGCCGCAAGACCCGTGCGATATGCGACAATAGGGCGAGGGGAGGGAGGGGCAAAAAAGTACTTTTAACCGTGGTATAGGAGAAGCTCGCGGTTGACGTTAAGCGCTGGAGGCAATTTTTTCGACTTCCTACATAATGCGGGGCCGCTATTCGCGAATAGCGAAGGCCGGGGGGCCTGTTTTTAGAACGCGGGGGGACTAATTGCATAATAGACGCCAGAGGGACTATTATTGTGCCATTGCCCCGAATCAACCCTAATGTTGGGAGCCTGTAATGTCGATCGCAGCCTGGATCGCGAAGCTCGGCGTGAATCCGACCTTCATCGCGCAAAACGCGCACTGCTGGTTTGCGTTTTCATTGATGACCGTGCTGCACCTTGCGTTCCGCGCCGCCCCTGTCATGGCGTTTGCGGTATTGGCGTTGATGCTGGCCGCCGCGAAGGAATTTTGGTTCGACGCAGCCTATGAAGTCCCGAAGCAGACCGTGGAGGATGGGGTAGTGGACTTCCTCGGCTATGGGCTCGGGCTAACGCTCGGCACGCTGGCGATGCAATGGCTCGCGTAAGCCTCATTGCTGATGCCTCCGCATTGGCGCGCGAGCACACCGGCCGCGCGATCGATAAGATTGCGAGCTTGATCGATTCGATGGACCCGCGCGTCGCGCTCGAGGCCGCGAAGACGATGCTCGACCGCGCGCACGGCAAGCCGCTGTCCGCTGTCATCATGGTGCCGGGCAACCGCCGCAACCAAGCAACCTTGAGCGCGATGACCGACGCGCAGCTCATGGAGGCGCTCGAGGAAGGCGAGGAAGAACTGCCCGTGCTGCCGCCACCGGGGCCGGATATCGTAGAATTCAACGGGCCTCTCATTGGGTGGGACGATCCGACGCTCTCCGCAATCGCTCAGGATGGGTCGCAAGTACTTTTCGACAAGCGGGGCAACCCGATCGTGATAGCCGTGCCGCCGATCGATCCTATACTGCGGTGAGCGACAAGCTCACAATCGCGCAGGAAGTTCACCGCCGCACGAATGCGCGCGCGTCGCTGATAGAATTCTCGCAGTCGATAATCATTCCGGGCATCCCGAACCTCGCCGAGATGCGCGACGAAGAGGACCCGATAACCGGCCGCCTAATCAACAACCAAGAGGGCATACCGTGGCAATTCCTACCAATCGAGAGCCTGATAGCGCTGCACCACGCGTTGATGATGAATCACATCCAGCGGATTATGCTGACGCCACGCGGCCGGGGGATGATCTTCGCGCCGCCAGGGACCGCGAAATCCACCTACGCTTCCGTACTGGGTTCTTCCTGGTATATGGGGAAGTTTCCGGGTTCGCAAATCCTCTTGGGATCATACGCGACAGGCATAGCGGCAAAGCAATCTCGGCGCGTGCGCTCGATCTGTCGCGATCCAGACTACTCCGCGCTTTGGGAAGAACGTCCGACGCTCAATGAGGACCAGCGCGCCATAGATGACTGGTCCCTATCAAACGGCTCCGGGCTGCTCGCTGCAGGGCTCCTGGCCGGCATCACGGGCAACCGTTTCGATGGCGCGGTCATAGACGACCCCACGGCGAACCGCGAGCAGGCGGACTCTCCGACCGTCTGCGACAAGGTGGCGAGCGAATTCATCGACACGGTGCTCACCCGCGCCAAACCGAAAATGTGGGTGCTGCTTATTCAGACGCGATGGTCTGAAATCGATCTTGCGGGCTCGATCCTGCCCGCGGACTACAACGGCGAGTCCGGCCTGATCCTGTGCCGCGACAATCAGGTGTGGGACGTGCTGTGTCTGCAAGCGGAGTGCGAGCGCGCCGACGACGTGCTCGGTCGCAAGATGGGAGAATTCATCTGGCCTGAGTATTTCCCACCGGAGCACTGGAAGGCGTTCCGCGACAACCCGCGCGCCAAGCGCACGTGGTCCGCGCTCTACCAGCAGCGGCCGGCGCCGGGCAGCGGTATCATATTCCAGCGCGAGCAGCTCGAGGCCACGCGCTATGACCCGGATCTTCCACCAGGAGAGCTACATGCACGCCCGAAGGTACTGCGCATATATGGCGCGAGCGACTACGCTACGACGGAGATTGAACAAGGCAAACGCGAGCCCGACTTTACCGAACACGGCGTATGGGGCCTCGACCCGCGCGGCGAACTGTGGGCGCTCGATTGGTGGTTTGCTCAATGTGAAACAGACAAGAGCGTGGCTGCGTTCATCGGAAAGGTGAAGATGTGGAAGCCGGCGAAGTGGTGGCATGAAGGCGGCCTTATCGACAAGGCAATCGGCCCGTACATCCGCATGGCGATGCGCGAGGCGCAGGCATACGTGACGCTCGAGGCGTTGCCATCGATCCAGGACAAGAGCATGAAGCTCGAGGCGTTCCACGCGCGCGTCGGCGCCGGTATCGTGCACTTCCCACGCAACCGCGGGTGGGCCGACCGCACGATCGAGAATTTGCTCAAGTTCCCTGGCGGGCGATGGGACGACGGCCCGGACGTGTGCGGCCTGATCGGGCGCGGCCTCGATCAGATGATGGCGCCGTTCGAGCCGGTTGCTAAGGCACGCCCTTTGCTGATACCCTTTACGGGCAAGTGGATCGAGTGGGGCTCGAATTCCGACAAACCAAAGGTGCGCTACACATCATGACCTACCGCAACTTCTCTGGCGAGCCAGCCGCGGCGCAAGCAGCGTCTGAGCCCTGGCTTCAGCAAAAAGCCGCGGCCCCGGAAGTCGCTTCGGCAACGCCGGCCCCTGCGCCGAGCGCCGAGCCGGTTGCTGCTCCGGTGGTCCCGGCCCCCGCGCCAGTCGCGCCAAACCCTACCCAAGCGCCGGCACCCCCGGCGCGGATTATCCTGCCGGGGTCAACGTCGCCGCCCCCGCTGTCGAAGTCACAGCAGAAAGCACTGCCTCCGAGACCAGTGCAGCCGCCTCCGCGCCAGCCGGCGCGCTCAGCGCAGCCGCCGAGCGCGGTGAGCAATTACTCCAGGCCGCGAGCGGCGACACAAGCGCAGCGCCAACTATTCCCAAGCTCGACGGGTTCGGGCATTTCGCCACTATCCAAAGGTATCAACCAATGACCACATTCTCAAGCGTCCTCGCAACCATCGAGTCGGACATCGCTGCGGCCATCGCGAAAGCGAAAGCTGTAGTGCCCTCGCTCACGCCGGTACTGACAACGGTGGAGAGCCGCCTTGCCTCGCTCGAGGCAACGGTAACCGGCAAGGTTGTCGTTGTGGACACCGAACTCGCATTCGTCAAGGCGAACTGGGGTAAGTGCGGGATTGTTGTTGTCGCCGCGGCCGGCGTCGGGTTCATAATCGGCCAGCTACTGCCGCACATCCTGTAACGTATGGCGTTCGATGCCGAACAGGAAGACGAGTCAGAAAGTCCGACTAAGGAAGAGTCCGACGCGTCCGGCGCTGGCGGCGAAGAGACCGAAACGGCCGCGGACGAGAAAAAGGAAAAGCGCGACAAAGCGGGCGACGAAAAAGAAGAGATCCTTGTAAAAAAATGGTTCAAGACCTACGACCACGCGCGGAAGTTTGACGAACCGTTCCGCAAGCAAATAGCGATCGATCGGCGCTACGCGCAGGGGAAGTCCGATCCAACGTGGGCCGTAACGACAAACGTCATCGGCGCGCTCATTGATATCCTCACGTCGCTGATCTACGCGCGCGACCCGGACGTGTCGGTACGCAAGAGCCCGCAGGTTGATAACGTCGGCACCATGCCGATGGAGAAACTCGCGCGCACGCTCGAGATCGTGATATCCCGGCTATGGAAGGACGGCAAGCTCAAGCGCAAGGCGAAGAAAAATGTGCGCAGCATTCTCAGCGTCGCTGAAGGGTGGCTTAAGTGCACGATGATCGCCGACAAAGAGCCGAACTCGGAACTCGAGACCGCGCTCAACGATACGCGCGAGACGATGGCGCACCTTGAGGCGTGCGAGAAACTTCTCGAGGACCCGGAGGGGCGTAGCGAGGACGAGATCGCCGCGGAGAAGGCCGAGAAGTCGGCGCTGATGGAGGAACTCGAGGACAAGGTTGAAATGACCATCAAGCGCATGTTCGCTATCGACTTCGTGCGCGCCGAACAGATTCAGGTCTCGACCGACGTGGACTCGATCGAAGACTACCTTGACGCCAATTGGATCGGCAACGAAATCTACGTGGAGAAGGACGATGCACTCGCCCGATTTCCGCGCCTCGAGCTTGAGGATCTGAAAACGGCCAAGCAATACTATCAGTCGAAACCAAAAGCAGTGACGGCGGATATCGACGCCATAGATAATAGCCGTGAGCTTACCGCCGCGGACGCGGAGAGCTACTCTACCAACAGCTCTGACTCGGAAGAGAATGCGCAGTATCGCGTCATCGAGATTTGGGACCGCCGCGACAAGCGGATTCGCACATTGATGGAGGGAGTGAAAGTATGGCCCAAGGAACCTTTTGCGCCGCCTTATCCGACCAGCCGCTACTTCCCGTATTTCTATACCGCGTTCTTCGAGACGGACGGCTCGAGGCATCCGCAGTCCCTATCCTGGCGATTGTACAAGTTGCAGGACGAATACTCGTGCACACGGAGCAATTTTCGACTTACGCGCGAGCGTGCGATACCAGCCACGATGTTCAACGCTACCGGGCTGGACGACAAGGAAGCGAAGAAACTGGAGGACGCGAAGCACCAGGAGCTGATTCCGATTCGGCCGAGCGATCCGGCGACGCCACTCGCGAATTTGTTCGCTGCAAAGCCGGTATCGACTATAGATCCGAGACTATACGACGTGCAGCCAATCAATTCGGACATGGAGCGCGTGAGTGGGGTACAAGAAGCACTGCAAAGTGGTGGGGCTCCTGGGACACCGCCAACCGCGACGGAAGTGTCGGTGCAGCAGAGTGGAACGAGCGCCCGAACTACTTCCTACCGCGATAACATGGATTGGATGTTGACCGATCTCGCGCAGTACACCGCGGAGCAGGCGTTGCAGGCGTTGCCGACCAAGGCTGTGCAGCGCATGGCCGGCGCTACAGCGTTCTGGCCCAACGGCATGGACATAAACGATCTTTTCACGCTCGTTGACGTTACGATCAAAGCAGGCAGCACCGGCAAGCCGTCTCGGCAAGGGGACCAAGCTGTTTGGGGTCAAGTGCTTCCGCTGATAGAGAAGATCATCGGGCAGATCGTGCAGGCCCGTGCGATGGGCAACATACCTCTCGCGGTATGCCTCGAGGAATTGGTCAAAGAGACGATGCTACGCTTAGGAGACGACACAGATGTCACTAGGTTTATCCCGCAGCAACCGCCTCCGGGATCGCCTGGGTCGGGTATGCAGCCGCACGCTCCTCCCGTCGATGTCAAGGTGCAGCTCAAGGGTGAGATATCGCCGCAGGCTGCTGCGACCCTACTACAGCCGACGCTCGCACTCGACGCGCAGACGCCGCCACCGAATAACCCGGCCGCACCAGGAGCCCCACCGGGCGGCGCACCGGCTCCGGGCGGCTCGCCCGCGGGCCCAGTTCCCCCGACGCCTATGCCGGCGCCCGGTGTCCAATTGACAGCCCATTAAAAACGGAGAATCCCACATGACCGAGCCAACCCAAACGGTGTTCGATGCAGTCAGCGCGGCGATCGATAACGCTACGCCAGGAGCTTCCCATGTTGCGCCAACTACGAGTGAAAGCGATGATGTTCTGGGTGCTGCTGCCGACGCACCTATTGCTGATGAAGATAACATGGAAGGCGACGCTCTGGAACTTGAGGGCGAACCGGCTCATGAAGAGGGCGCGAAACCTGAGACTGGCGACGGAAAGGACGCTGGAGCAGACAAAGGCGTTGACGGAAAACCCGGCGAGACTCCTGGAGCAAAGCCAGACGACAAACGTAATCCAGATGGTACGCCCAAAGAGCCCGCCAAAGTCGAGCCTGTAAAGAAGGCTGCGGACCCGCTCAACGACCCTATCCCGAAGGAACTCGCGAAGGAAACGCAAGATCGCATCCGCACGCTCATAAAGACTACAAAAGAGAACGAGGCAAAAGCTACAGAAGCAACACAGCAGCTCGACTACATCGTCAATGGCGTCCGCCAGACCGGCATGAACCCGCAGCAGTATGGCGAGGTGCTGTCGTTCATGCAGTTGTTCAACAGCGGCGACCCGAAGCAGCAGGAAACGGCGCTCGGGCTGATCGAGAACATCGCGGATCGCCTCGCCTCGTTGCTCGGCAAAGAGCGCACCACGTCGGACCCGCTCAAAAACTTCCCGGATCTCGTCGCCGCGGTAGCGCAGGGCCAGATGACACGGGCATGGGCTGGACAGATGGCGTCCGCGCGCCGGCAGCAGACTACGCGCTCCGAGATCGAGACAACGGCGCGCACAGCGCAGAGCACCGAGGCCGCGTACGCGCAGGAGAAGGAAACCGCGCGCGTTGACATGAACAAGTGGGAGACCGAGACGGCTGCCAAGGACCCGCAGTTCAAGCTGCTCGCGCCCAAGCTTATCAAAGAGCTAAAAGAGGACTACCAGAAGGTGCCCCCAAAAGAGTGGCTCCCGCGCTTCCAGCAGGCGTACCGTGTTGCCAAAGCGGCAGCGGGTCCGGTAAGATCAACAACTACAGGGCAATTCGTGAAGGGTGGCGTCCCGGTCAGTCAGCCGCTCCGGGCTCGCAGCTCGGCCGCTGGCGGGACGCACGCGCCGACATCCGCGCTGGACGCTATGAGCGCAGCGCTCGCATCGATGAAGTGAGGTACGTATGATCAAGCGATTTATGGCTGTGGTTTTTCTTGTGCTCGCAATTGCGACGTTAGGATGCATCTCCCTAGCCTTTGCAGATGACTCACCAGAGTTTTCGGCTGACGGCATCAAAGGGGCTATAGCGATCGTGCTCGATACCCACGTTCGGGGTTTCATCATGATTCATCATGATGGCAGCCACCAGCTTGTGAGCGCACTGGGGTGTCTGCACGTGCCAGCGTGCATGGAAGTTGTCAAGAGGTTCGCGGATAGCAACACGCTCGAGGCAGTGCGGATCACGCGGGAAGACGCGAAAGGTAAACCGATTACACCGGATTTAATGTGAGGCTCAGTCTGGTCATGGCACTCGCTCTTGTGGGATGCGCAAAACCCCCCGATATTCGGTGTTGCGCGGATATCCAGGGACATCAACCGGCGTACAGCAGCAATGCCGAGGCGTGCCTGACCGCTAACGGTAGGCCATTGATGGACAAGGACAGTGGCCTCTTTGTAGCGTGCCTGAAATGACCTACCTCGTCGGCCAGTTCGCGATAATCAAGTACAGCTACTGCTTCCCTCAGTACAATGGCGAGATCGTTGAGATTGTCGCGCCCTTGGCGTCTCGCCCGGTCTGCCGTGCGCATGCGCTGACGTACGACACCGCGCTGTGGACAGACTGCTACTTGGTGAACGTCGCGGGTGCCAAGGACATGCCGCTGGCCGCGGAGCCGCACCAGCTCAAGCCATTGCCGGGGGAGTACGAGCCCGGCGATATGCACGAGGTAACCCGGCTTCTAAACTGGGTTCCACGGGTGAACAAAGAGCCGGTATTTGACAAGGCGTAACTACTCGCTGTATCCTCACTGTACTTGACCTCGGCCGTAACCAGCTTCGACCCCTGGAGCGCCACTCGGCGCCGCGTAGAAGGGCTCGCACCCCAAAGGCCAATGGTTCACACCATTTTCCCCCTTTGGAGCGACTCAAATGCCTTTCACTACCGAACAGATTTCCTACGGCGGCAAAGCCGCGATCGACTTCTACCTGAAGAACGATCCGATCGATCAAATCAACATCAACCATCCGCTTCTCAAGAAGCTGATGGCCGAAAAGAAAACCTACGTGGGCGCCTTGCAGTACGTTGTCGAGCAGCTCCGCTACTCCAACGACTCGAATTTCCAGTCCTACTTCGGCGATTCGCAGGTTACCTACAACCGCAAGCGCACGCTGCAGCAGGCCAAGTACACGTGGGGCGCGTTCCATGACGGCTTCGGGCTGAACGAAGACGAGATGACGCAGAACGGCATCCTCATGACGGATGACAAGTCATCCAGCCCGAGCGAAGCCGAGAAGATCCAGCTCACGAACCTGCTTACCGAGAACAGCGAGACGCTGAAGCTCGGTTTCCAGGAGAACTTTGACTACATGATCCATCGGGACGGTTCGCAGGCCGCGACGGACATCCCCGGCCTCGACGCGCTGGTCTCAACGACTCCTACGGTGTCGCTCGTGGTCGGTGGTCTCGACCAGTCCATCTATCCCTGGTGGCAGAACAATGCGATCACGGGCATCAGCACCGCGGTCGCGGGCAACCTGACCAATCAGATGGAACTGGCATGGCGCGACTGCACACGTTACGGCGGCCTCACCCCCGACCTTATCCTGTGCGGTGAGGAATTCCTCGACGCGTATCGCGCCGACGCGAAAAGCTCGATCATCCGCAACGTGTTCGTCAAGGACGGCATGAACAAGGGTGTGACGCTGGATGGGTCAGTCGGCAGCGGTGCCAAGACCGGCTTGTCCTTCAAGGGCCTCGAGATTGACTGGGACCCCGTGATGTCGGTGCTCGATGCACTCGACGCCCCGGCTATCCCGTGGTCAAAGCGCTGCTACTTCCTGAACATGAAGTATTTCAAGCTGCGGCCAATCCAGGGCCACTGGATGATCTCGCGCACCCCGCCTCGCGTGTACGACCGATATGTGCACTATTGGGGCCTGACTGCGAAAGCGGCAATCACTACCGGCAAGCGCAATGCGCACGCTGTTCTGAGCATCGCGTAACCCACCCCACATCGAGGAATCACGAACATGCGCGCTTTAAATCTGGTTAACGATCTCAGCTCGGTGGCCTACCCGGCTACCTACACCACGGCAACGGGCAGCACCACTGTCACGCAGACCACTGGTGCGGTAACGGGTTCGACGCACGGGCTCGTGCTCGGCGATACGATTACCTTCGACGCTCTGAATACCGCTACTGGCGGGGGTCAGACGAATGCGGTGCCTCCGCTGCCACTCCTCCCTGGCGTCGAATACTGGGTCATCCCGAACTCCACAACCTCGTTCACGCTGGCGACCAGCTACGCGAACGCTGTAGCGGGTACGTACATCGCTCCGTCTGGTGCAACCGTGACGACCGCGGCGTACAACGTGAACCACTACGTTCTCTTCAACGGTCAGCCGTACATGGCGCTTGAAGACCCGCAGGGGTCAACCCCTGTGTTCGAGGGGACGGGCGTTCCGGTTGTGAACTACACGGGCGTGACCTGCACGAGCACGTCACCCGGTGTGTTCACCCTAGCGCTCAACACGTCGGCGACGCTTGCCAACGGGCGCGCGGTTAAACTCGGTGGCAACGTGCCGACCGGGCTCAAGAAAAACACCGTGTACTACGTCGTGGCGACTTCGACCAACACCTTCGAGCTGGCAGCCACTGTTGGCGGCACTGCGATCAACACGACCTCGGCCTCGACGGCTGGATCTCCGACGACTGTGTACGACGTGACGGGCATGCAGCTCGGCAACGCCGAGGCCAGCGGCGAGATCGGCAGCGTCAATACGGCACCCGACAGTCCATTCCTGGAGACTGATTTCAGTGTCCTGGTCGCGGCGGCGTCCTTCCTCGCGTCGAACTTCGTTACGTTCAACATCCAGACTGCGAACGACGTGGTGGGGACTCCCGATGTACCGGGGGCGTGGACGAACGCTGCGTCGCTCACCCAAACGGGTGTCGGTGCGATCCCGGTGCAGCTCTTAAACGTGGTCATGCAGCAGTATGTCCGCGTGCAGGTAGCGGTTGTGACGGACAAGGCGAGCGGCACGACTGGCTCCGTGGCTGCGATCGCGCAGTTGAGCGCGTCACTGCTCGGCAACTAAGAGGACCTTTCGACGCGAGCCCCGGCGCTATCCGGGGCTTTCACTCACCAACGGGAGACAGACTCCATGCTGTACCAAAAGGTCAAGGTTATTCGCGATACCAACACGGTGTACAACCGGGCGGTGCCGCTTTGGGAGATTCCGGTTCTGACGTTCATTTTCGATCCAGGCAACGTACAACCGATAGGAGTTTTTGATTTGGTAGATCGGCCGTACCCGGAAGCGGGTTCGGAGTACGATCGACTGGTTCGTCGCTACGGCGCAGACGCCAAGAGTGGTGTGCCGCATGTGGCCTCGGTTTACGGCAGCGCCATCGAGGGCCTTCGCTCATTGGAGCGGGCCATCGAAGAGGCGAAGGCCGACGAGGACGAGAGGAAAGCGAATGGGACCGCGCCCAAGGCCCACTACGCCAAAATCTCTCGCGAGGTTGCGGAGCGCGACGAGCTGATGGCATGATGTGGGGCTCCTGTTGCGTAAGCGACAGTTAACGGGCCGGGCACCTTGCTCGGCCCGTTTTTAGTTTAGGGGATGAAGAATGACCGCGATCCTGCCCACAGGCCAAGGCGACATCACGAACCCCGGCGCGTGGCAAGACGCCGCGGGCAATGTCCCGCCGTCGAATCTCAGCATGGTCCCGGCCGATGTCAACTACCCGGACAGCGGTGACGGTCGGTATTGGTGGACCGGCAACCGCGACGTGGCGCCCTTTGGCGTCATCTATTTCATCGGCAACGAAGAGTGCCTTGACACCACTGGAAGCATATCGCTCGAGTGGCAGATCACTAGTCTGTCGAACGACGGCAGCACGGCGGTGCTATCGTACTCTTCTGATGGCGGCGCTACTTGGGTAGCCACAAATTTGCCGCTCGGCGTGCAGGGCAATCAGAGCGGCGCAATCGTACTTACCCCTGGTGCGTATACCGGGCTCGCGATCAAGGTTACGTTCATCACTGGCACGCCTAGCGCGACCGCGACAAATACGGAAGTTGCGGTATCAATCACGCGAAATGCGAACTCGCAGCCGGCGTGGGACTTCCCGAACGCGCTCGATCCGATAAACTACAATGGCGTCGTCGTTGACGCGCCCGGCTACGACACGCTGGGCACACTCACCACGCGCATGCTCATTCGATTGGGGTTCAGCAATCAGACCACGACGCCGCCGCCCGGAATGGCCGCGTTGATCCAGGAATTTTTGCAGTCCTCACAGAATTTCCTGTACCGGCGCTACTCGCAGCTTCGCACGCGCCGCTGGTTCCGATGGAAGATGGTTCCCGGCCAGCGCTTCTACTCGCTGCTCGACAACGACGAGAACGTGCTCGAGGGGCGCACCCTCGACGTTGACAAGCCAATCGCGGCGGTATACGCGCAGGACTCGCGCAATGTGTGGTGGCCGCTGGTAGAGGGCATAGACGCCTCGCTCTACACGATGCTCGCGAAGCCGTGGCGCCCAGCGCGCTACACGATCCGCAATGCGATTGAAGTCTACCCGGCGCCAGATCAGACTTATTGGCTGTGGGTGCTCGGGCATTTCGGTCTGCAGGCATTCAGCGCGTCGACCGATCAGACAACGATCGACAGTGAGCTGGTATTCCTGCACGCGCTCGCGAACGCCAAGTCGCACTACGGGCAGCCGGACGCGAACAACATCGAGGCACAAGCCAACGCGCTGCGCGGTGAGCTTGTCGCCGCCTCGCACAAAACGGGGCGGTATATTCCGGGCTCGCGTCCTGTTCCGCCAGCGGTGCGCCCGACGCTCGTTACGTTCGAGAGCTAACGTGGCAGAACCGGGCGGCACCCCCATTGCCCTGACGGTCCTTAAAGGCGGCATCAATAGGCTGCGCGTGAAGGCTGGCGCGAGCCCGTCGTCTTTGTACGACTTGCTCAACGCGCGCCTTACGATCGATGGCAGCGTGGTTCCGCGCGAGGGCACGATACGCAACGCGACGCTCGATGACACGACCGCGGGGCTTGTGTATTTCGATGGCGCGTTCCAGGTTTTCTCCACGGTGCCTACGACTGTACCAGCGGGCTACGTTAACAATCTTCTCGTCAATGCCAGCGTCAGCATGCAGGTTGCGATTACCGATGCAGCACCCGCGGTCTTCACGACTGTTCAGCCGCACACCCTGCTGGAAGGGGCGCCGATTACGTTATCCGTGGTTGTTGGCGGAACGCTGCCGGCGCCGTTCGCTGTACTCACCACGTACTATGTTACGGCTGTGAATTTCAGCCCGACCACGTTCACGCTTTCAGCCACTGAGGGGGGCAGCCCGATCCCTTCGTCTACCGCGGGCTCGGGGCCATTCGCCATCGCCGCCTATGGCACCGGGGATACGATCACATTCATTTGGTTCTCGAAGCCGTTCATGGGCTTCCTGTACGTCGTGGCGGAATTCTCGTCTGGTGCCATCGCGCACTTCTGGTTACAGTCTGGTGGCGCGTGGGCCGCGAACACGGTGTACCAAGCCAACGCGATTGTCACGCCGGTCACGCCAAACGGCCTCGCGTATCAAGCCGTGCAGGATATAGCGCCAATTCCTACATGGACACCGGAAACATTCATCGTAGTCGATCAGACTATGGAGCCGACAGTACCGAACGGCTATTACTATCAAGCCACGGCGGCTACGACTGACGCGCACACGGGCGAGATAGAGCCGACATGGCCTACCAACATTGGCGGAACGGTGCAGGAGTTTGGGGACTTTGTTACGTCTGGTCTTGCAGCAGCCGCGACAGTGGCAACGCAGCCGCTGGCTACGAACATCACTGATCGCTACGGCAATTCGGCGGACGTTGCCGGGGCATCCACAGCATCAACTACTGGCGCGGTGGGTGTCTTGCCATCTATTAGCGGCACTCTTGCTCCGTGGAAAGCGGGTACGATCTACCCGACCGGATCTGTTGTCACACCAACGGTCGATCAAGGCGCCGTCATCAACGCTATTCCAAATGGCGACTTTGAAGCGGGCGACGACGGTAACTGGACATTTGGGGGCTCGGGCGAGGCGTGGTCGATCAGCAACGCGGGCAACCCGTACCAGGGGCACTACGAGGCTATCAACCCGCCCGGCGCCACGAGCGCGTTGATGACGATGAACACCTTCGGTGTGTGCGCACCGGGGCAGTCCATAACTGTCACGTATTACCTTACAACCGGCACGAGCGGCGACTCGAACATTGCCGTATCCGCGAAGATGAACTGGTACAGCGATACGGGCGCCACAGCGCTGATCTCCACTACGGATGGCGGGGCGCACAGCAGTCATAGTGCGTGGACTAAAGAAACCGCTACCTTCGTCGCGCCAGCGGGTGCGATAACCTGCAGGGTAGCGATGCACGCCGCATCCGGCACCGCGTCGCGCGACACTGTGGGCGTGGATCTAATAACGTGGAACCTGGAAGCGCCTACCGCGATCACCAACTTTATCTACGAGGCCGTGCAAGTCGGCCCTGGTACTTCAGCCGCGTCGCCGGAACCCGCGTGGCCTACTATCGCGGGCGATACGGTGGATGACAACACCGTCATATGGGAAGCTGTAGGATCAAGCATCATCACGTGGACGGCAGCGCCGCTCACACAATCCGGCGCAACAGAACCCGTGTGGCCGACCATAATTGGCGGCTCCGTATCGGATGGCAACATGTCGTGGGTTGCGATCTCTCGACAGATCGAGGACCCGAACTTGCCGGTATCAAAGGTTGTGGCGCTTGGCGCCAGCAAGGTTTTCGTCGGCGACAACGACATTGTGGCATACAGTGCGACAGTCAACCCGACTGACTACACGACAGCGAACAACGCGGGGTACTTGCCGACCGGGCTCAACAATTACGGCAACAACCCAATGGAGGTTCTCTGCCTGTACCGTGGTAACCTGCTCGCCATCAACTCGGGTGGATACCAAATGTGGCAGATCGACCCGGACCCGGCCAACATGGCGATCCTGGACGCGCAGCCTGTCGGCTCGGTGTGGACGCTCGGTGCGCAGAGCATAGCGAACGATGCACTGCTCCTGACGAATCTCGGCCTGCGCAATGTCGGTACGACCGGCGCGACGGCCAACATGGCGACCGGCCAGCTCGGGCAGCCGATCGACGTTCTTATTCAGGCGGCGCTCGCTGCTGGCACCTACTACCCAACTTCGCTCTACTACCCGGCACGCGGCCAGGAGTGGACGATATTTGGGCCGCAGGCGTTTGTGCTCACAGTGAACGGCAACTCACAGAAGTCATGGAGCCGGTACGTGTTCCCGGATGCGATCACCTACTGGACGCTGAAGGGCGAAGTGCTTTACTTGCGCACCGCGGGCAACCTTGTATGGCAGCTCGATGCAGCCACGTTGGTTGATGATTATGGCGGGACGTTGACGCCACCGGCCGGTGTGGAAGTGCTACTGCCGCTGAGCACTCCGGGGTACACGATTACCGACGCATCGGTGAACGGCTTGGTTTGGACATCGATTAACGGGGCGCAGGTAGCCGGCGTTCCGGGGTTCTTCGGCCCCGCCGAGCTGTTGCTCAACTGGTACGGCACCGAAACACGCGCGTATATTCAAACTCTGTCTAGCCCTGGTTTCCCACTCGATCCAGGAACGGGCGACTTTACATGGGAAGGATGGTTCAATCTGAAGGCGTACAGCAACGGCGGCGGTTCGATGGTTATATCCGATTTCTCAAACGGGAATGTGCAGGGGTTCCGGGTTGAGTGGACCGGAGATGGAACGTCGGGAACTTTGGGCGCTTACGGTGGTGGGTCCACAAATGCGCTGTCTACGGTATCCGTAGCTAGTCAAGCGCTACTCGGAATTACCCTAAATTCCTGGCATCACTTTGCACTCGTGCGCCACGGATTGTTCATGACGATGTATGTTGATGGCGTTGGTGGGACGCCACAAAACGTACTTAAATCAGATAACACCCCTGCGACACTCCCATCGCAAGCGGATATGGGGCCTGCGATTGTCGGGCAATACTATGTCGGTGCGGATTACCAATCGGGTTATCAAAACACCTTCTGGTACGGCAGCCTAGCGGAACTGCGCTGGTCTAACTCCGCGCTGTACACGACCAACTTCACTCCGGTTCAAGCGCCATTCTCAACAGGAACAGTGGCAGATCACAGTGTTGATTTTACGTGCGTCATGCAGTGGCCGTACCTTGACCTCACGCGATTGGGGTTCAACAAAGAACTGGTCGGCTTCGATCTCGCCGGCACTGGCGACGTGACGGTGCAATTCGGATGGGACGAAACCGATCTCACGTCATTCAGCGACAATCCTGGTTTCGCCACGTCACTCTCGGTGACGGCGCCGTACGAACTGACTGCCGCGGACACGTTGCCCGGTCAGCCGATCGCGATGCCGCTCAGCGCGGTGAGCTACAGCATGATACTAACGTGGGCGCCGAACCAAGCGTGGAGCTGGCAGGCGTCACAACTTTATGCCATCACAACCCCAAGCGCAGGATAACAACATGATCGTCAACGCATACAGCAACCCATTTCTGCTCGACTTCCTGATCGTCGCCGAGCGCGCCCCGCAGGATGAACGCGATCAGCTCGAGGCGTTCACCGGCCAGCCGTACAATGCCGAGGGCGCCGCGGCGGGCGCGTGGGCGCAACCGGGGCCAAAGTGGGTCTTCAAGACCGACAAGGGGCAGCCGCTGGCCGTTGCTGGCTATGTGCAGGAGCGCCCCGGAGTGTGGCGGGACTTCATGATCAACACGCCGGAGTCCTTTGGCGAGCACTGGTTTTCGGTCACTCGGCATGCGATCCGCATAATGAACGCCATGTTCCTGTCCGGGCAGGCGCACCGGCTAGAGTGCGTTTCTCTGGCGAGCAGGACGAAAGCCCATAAGTGGTACGGTGTTCTTGGGATGAACTTTGAGGGTACGATGCACGGGTACTGCGCTTCGGGCGCGGATGCGGTACTATACGCTAGGTGTAAGCACTGATGGGAACGTCATTTTTCAATCAGCAAGCGCAAAGTTGAAACTTCTATCTTCGGCGCAAGGGGCACAGCGGTAATGGGCACGAACAACAGCGCAGCGAATGCAGCCACGGCGGCAAACGCGGCGACACAAGCGCAGATCCAGCAGAGCGTAGGCGCGATCAACAACGCCTACAGCAGCCCGGCCAGACAATCGCAGTATGCGCAGTACGGGAAGTCGCTGAATGACTTCTACACGGGGCAGGTCAATCAGCAGCAGGCGGTGAATGCCCGCGACCTGATGTTCTCGAATGCGCGCGGCGGCCTTACGGGGGGCAGCGCGGCCTCGGATAGCAACGTGCAGCTTCAGCAGGATTACACGAAGGGGCTGCTGCAGGCGAGCCAACAGGCGCAGGGCGGCGTGTCGGCGCTACAGAATTCGGACATCGCGGCGAAGAATCAGTTGACCGGGCTCGCAGAGCAGGGCGACTACACGGGCGCCATGCCGACCAACATCGCGGCGACGCAGGCGGCATCACTTGGCGCGGCTGGCAACTACGGACAGGCCAATTCGCTTGGCAACGTATTCGCCGGCACCGCGGGGATATATAATGCGGCAACAACCGCGGCTGCCAATAGAGCGGCGATGCGATCCCCGATCGGCAGCACGTACGGCGGCAACACTGGGACAAGTATTTATGGGTAACTTTTTCGGCGCCTCGGTGGGAACCGCGGGTAACAAGAACACTGCTACCCCTGGTAGTCCGGGGTACATGCCGTTCCGATCACAAGCCAACGGCTACGCGCAGACACCGATGCCACAGTACAGCGGTGTAAACCCGTCGCTCGCGCTCGCGACATCGGGGTATGGTGGCTCGGTGCTTCCCGGTGGCGCCTTGGGTGATCAGATTGCGGGCTCAGCGGCCCCGGCTGCGGCCCCTGTTACAGCTCCGGGCGCTATGCAGCCGCGGCCTACTTTGTCCCCAACACCCGCGCCCGTGGCGGCATTTGGAGGGAGATCGATTTATGGGTAACAGCTTCATGAATCCCGCGCTGCGCACGAGCGCATCGATGGGCGCACGTGACATCAACGCTCCGCAGTACATGGCGCGAGGGCAGGGTATTGCTTCGCAGAAGTACCTCGACATCGCACAGAAGCTGTTGAATACGAAGCCCAAGAAAACGGTGCGCGGCGCGGCGTATCCACCGACAAAGGCGCTCTAACATGGGTCCGGCATTTCTCGTTCCCCTCGCAATGACGCTTGCAAGCACAGGTTTGCAGGCGTCGAACACTATTTCCGCGACCAACAAGGCGCAGGCATCGGCTGTGCAGGGTATTGACCAGCAGCAGACGCTACGTGAGCAGGCGTCTGGCAAGGTGAGCAACGCGATCGATCAGATCGCGAAGTCTGGTCCACAGCAATTGGCGTCGAAGTCTACCGGCGACTTCATTAATCAGCTTCGTACGAATCAGGCGGCGACCAATCCTCAGAACAGCGGTGCCCCGGCCGCGCCCGGCGCCAACGCACGCTACGGGCAATTGCAGGCCGCGAATGACGCCAAGGTCCAAGCGTTCGGCAACACGAATGCGAGCGACATGGGGCAGATGACCGGCGCTGTGCAGCAACGGCAGGGTGAAGGGCTGGCTATGAATACGCTCGGCACCGATCTCGGCCTTGTCGGCGCGCAGAGTGGCAACGACATGTTCGTCAATAACCTGCGCACCGCCGTGGCGGGGCAGACGAACCCATACGAGACCCTGACCTCGGGGTTGCTCGGCGCCGCTGGTAAGGGCCTCGCTGCCAACATGCAGCCGGATCTCGCGCAGCAGTACACGAATGAGGATTACACCAACGGCACAATGGCGCCGGCTGCACCGCAGGGGCAGACGCCATTCACTTCCCCCACACCACGATACGCACTGAGTTAAAAACATGGCCGGTATACAGACACTGTTCGATTCGCTCTCTGGTGTGAACCGCCCGCAGCTAAACTTGGGTATTGCGCAGTCACAGCAGCTCAACTCGTTGCGCTCGGCGCAGACGGATGAAGCCATGAACAACGCGCAGCTCTCCGTGCTCAAGGCGCAGGGCGAGCGCAAGCAGCAGGATGCACAGGACCAGATGGAACGGAACATGATCGACTACCTCGGCCCCGGACATGAGGCCGAAGCGCGGGCGTACGTGGGCCAGATAATCGCGATGGGGGTCAAGAATCCGAACGATGTCGTGCAGGCGTTTCAGGGACTGCAGACGCTGCATGCTAAGCAGACCATACAGGACCACAACGCGTCTCCTGAAGCGCAGCAGGAGGCCGCTAACTCCATAGCAGGGAAGATCGCGCCGGCCGCTACTGCACTGCCACCTGAGTACCAGGTAGCGCCCGGTGCGCGCCCGCTCGTTACGGGTGAGAGCCCACTTGGCGCTGCGCAGGTACAGAATCTGAATGCAACCGCGGTATTGCACGATGCGCAGGCGACGAACCCGGCCGCATTCGGTCACGCGGACCAGTCCGCGGGCGCAGCGGGAGGGCCGTCGCAATTGGACATTGACACGATGGCCGACAAGTACAATATAACCGGCGCGCTTCCGGCTCTTGGCATGGGGGCGAGCCCGTTGCGCATGAAGATTCTTACATCCGCGGCAGCCGCGGCGCGCGGTGAGCGGCCACTGGTAGGCCAGACGGGCGCCCCTCCGGGCGGACCGAGCGCCGCAGGTGGGCAGGCAGCGAATTCGGCTAGTTTCAACTCCAGCAAATCGGCGATGGCGGCGCTGCAGAAACAATCTGCGCTGGTGGACGCGTACGAAAAGACCGCAGGCATGAACTTAGATTTGGCGAATTCGTTCGTCAATGGCCCCGGCAAAACGCTTGACGAGACAGGATCTCCACTCTTGAACAGAGCGCTGCTGCATTTTCAGCAACATATAACTGGCGATCCAGCGACACAGCAGTTCGTGAACGCGCTGACTACATCGCGCGACGAGTACGCGCGTGTAATTTCCGCCGCTACCGGCGCGCAGGGCATCACGGACGCGGGCCGCACGGAGGCTAATAACCTATTCCCGGACAGCATATCCCCGCAGCAGCTTGGGCCGGCGATCCTTACCGCTAAGCAGGAAATGGAGAACCGATCTCAAGGGCAACACGCTCAGCTAGAAGTGTTGAAGCAGCACATTGCCAACATTGGCGCTACGAACGTATCGTCTGGTGGCGGCCCTTCGGGTTCCGTCTCCAGTGGAGCGACGGCGCCTGTCAGTGCGCAGCCGCCTGCTAACACCGTTGCGCCGCCCGCATCTGGTCCGGGCTCGAACAACCCGCAGGACCGCAATCTGCCGCCTACGCCAGTCGCAACCGCTGCGCAGGACAACGCGCCGGCCGTCATGCCCGGCGCACCGCCGCTCGGATCTCCTAATGGGGGCGGGCCGCAGCCTGGATCGCCCATATCAGCAGCGGATTACTTCGCTCGCATAGGGCATTAAAATGCCCAACGTACTAATGCCAGACGGTGCGCTCGTGGCAATGCCGGATACGCCCGATCCAGAGATGGACGCGCGGCTGCACAACGCATACGTGACGCAGACAAACGCTAAGGCTTCCGGGCTCACACCCGGAACTCCAGAGTGGGACCATATGACGCGTGGGCGCGTTGACATGGGTCCGCAGACGCCGCCCCCGACTGCCCCGTCTGCGATCGACAGCCTGCTCGGTGCACCTACCGGCACGGGCGAGGCGATACGCACTATGGGGCAGAACGCACTCGCTGGCGGCGTGCATGGTGTCGGCGATCTAGCATCGCGCATATTCGGCCGCGGCCCCGCACCGAACGCCGGCTCGAGCATCGTGCACCAGCCGTCGAGCCCGGAGGCTGCGGCGTTGCTGCAGCAGACACAGCTCGACCCCTCGCACTTGATGGACAAGGGCGGCTCGGCGCTAGTCCGTGGCGTCGGCAACGTGGCTGGTGACACCGCGGCCGACGTGGTGCGTCAAGCAGGGCAAGTAGGTGGGGATGTCGCGCAGGTAGCGCAGGTTGCGGCGCCGCTGGTATCGGGAGTACGCGGGCTGGCCGGGGATGCGGCGGACGCTACCGCGGTAGCACGATCACCGGAAGATGTTCGCACGGCTGCAGGGTACACCAATCTCGGCACCAAGGCGGATATGCACGCGCCCGGCTCGCTGGCGACTACGGATACTTTGGCCGCCGATGACCTACACATACCCAAAGGAACGGTACCGAGTCAGCAGGCGATCATAGATGCTCGTAACAAAGGCCCCGGAGCGGGGTACAACCGTGTGCTTAATCAGCTACCGGACAACATGACGCACGACGCGCAACTCACAACAGACTTGAAGAACCTGCAAGACTCAACGAGCCAATTGCCGCGCTCACCCGATGTTGACGCTTTGCAGAAGGCAATGCTAGACCAGCCAAACATGACACGGGAACAGTTGCGCTCCAATATCAGCGACGCGCGGGATCGCGCGAGCACAAAGTCCGCGCAGGATAGCGGGCTTGATGACGCTTACAATTCCCTCGCGAATTCCTTTGAAGACTACATGGGTCGGCAGCTACAGAACAACCCCGGCGCGGAAACACAAGCTACATTCCAGGGGTATCGGAAGGACTTCGCACAGAGTTATTTGGGGCAAAAATCGTTCGGCGCCGATGGCGTTGGCGATCATTTCAGTCCTAAGACCTATGGCGATTTCCTCACGAAGAATCCGCAAGCCTCCACGGACAATGGCGCCATCATCGGGCACGTGTACAACAACTTGAAGTCTGGCCCCGTCGCTGGAGCCGGCGAGGGGTCGTACCACTACGCCCCTATGGCTATGGGCGCCGCGGCTGGTGGCGCACTCGGCGCCGGGGTATCCCACCTTACCGGCATGCCGGGCCTCGGCGAACTCGGTGGCGCGCTCGGCATCGGCGCCGGGCCGTTTATGGAGAACATGTTTAGGAACTTTCAGAGACGCGGCAACCCGGAGGCTGCCGCGGCTGCGTCCACGAATCCAGCGCTGAGCTACTTTCGCCGAGGGGCGCCAGATGGACCGGGGTCGTTGAACCTCACGTCACCGCCCGGCACCGTATACGATCAGCTACAGCACGAAATGAACGTGCCGCAAGGCCCCGGCCCGAACCCGGACCTGAAGCTCACGCCGCCGCCCGGCGCTGCGCGCCCCGTGCTCGATAACCAAACCGACTTGGTAACGCCGCAAGGGCCGGGCGGTGTGAACAAGAACCTGCCGCAGAGCCCACCGGGCACTGGTGGTCTGCAGCCGGGGTTGTTCGATCAGATAGAGGCACAAGGCGCTCCGCGCAGCACCGCACCGACAATGTTCGATCAAATCGATAACCCGCCCGCGCAGGGAACACCCGCAAGCTTGCCAAAAGGCAAGCAGTTCGGCGGCGCGCTGTTCCGCGGCACGCCCGAGGGTGTGGACCCGCAGGCCGCCAACGAAGCTGGCGTGCGCTTCCTGACGCCCAATGTGACACCAGAAGAGGGCGGCACAGCAGCGTCAGACTATGGCGACGTGAATGTGCACAAGGTGGCGTTCAAGAACATGATCGATGAAGGCGGCCCAGCGGACAACGCTCGAGCGCTCGGCCTACCGGAGACCGCAAACCAAATGGAGATAGCGGCAGCCGCCAAGAAAGCCGGGTACGATGGCATGCGCACGAAAGTCGGCAAGGGGTACGAGTACGCCGACCTTAACCCCGCGCCGCCAGCGGCGCCGGCTCCGGGTATCGGCGACCAAATAGCGGGGACCTGATCATGGTCACTCGCGTCCGCCTACCAGTCGTCGGGGGCTTGGTCAAGGTTCTGAGTAACCCCACAGCGACAACAGTCGTTGCGCAAATAGCGAATCTGCAGCAGGCCACGACGGCGCTCAATGCGGCTGTCCAGACGCTGCAGACCCCCGTCGTCACCCCCGGCTCCTTCTCACAACCCCCTACAGGCACCGTCAAGGCATGGCCGACCAAAGGCGTGTCCCCGGCGTTCATGGCGGCGGACGCAGCGCCCGCGGCGGACCCCTCAATTCTTGTGCAGCGCGGTCGGCGTGGCGACGAGGGCGAGGTAGGCCCGCGCGGGTACAGTGGCCGTCCGGGCCAAGCAGGGGTCGCTGGAGCGGCCGGGATGCCGGGGGTTATGGGGCGTAGGGGGGACGCGGGGGACACCGGCAGGAGCGGGTACGCGGGCGCTACAGGCCCATCTGGACTGCAGGGTCTGCCCGGTGTGGCCGTGGTGCGTCAGGGCGAGCCCGGAGACGTAGGCCGCACGGGTGTGCCAGGACCACAAGGGTTGGCGGGGACCGCTGGGCCACCAGGGGCGATGGGGCCGCTTGGGGGCGCCGCTGGCCGGCGCATGGATCACGACCAAGTGCAAGAGAAGGCGCCACGCGGTTCGCTTATCCGCTCCACTGCAGCGACGGCCTCACTGGGGCTCACGGCGATCCTCGGCCACTCCGGGAACTTCATGGACGCGGCCTCTGCGCCAGCGCTCAGCGTTGCCATAGCGCCGACGATGACGGGGCAATGGACATTCACGCCGAGCGCGTCAACGTCAGGCCCGGTGTTCAATACGTTCTCGGCCGGTACGTACTCCGCGACAATGCAGGGCGCCCCTGCTGGCAGCATTCCGGCTGTGATCGCGTTCAACGCGAATAACCAGCAGGGCGGTTTAATAGGCTTTGCCGGATCTGCCGGCCAGCTCGTCGGTGACGCGGGTTCACTTGACGCCGTGATTCTAGGTGCACAGGCAATACGCCTTAGCGCTGGCGGGCACACAACCTCGGGGTTAGTTTTGCAGACGAACCAATCCGTCACAATGCCGTTCTACGGTGTGGGCTTAGCTACATTCGACGCCAGCGGAAACATAACCTCAGTGCCTGCGGCTTCTACTGGCGGCCCACGCGGATCTCGCGGTCAGGATGGCGAAGATGGGCGCACTGGGCGACCAGGGGTTGCCGGGCCAGTCGGCGCTACGGGTGCATCCGGTTCAGGCGGCGGGGGCGGATCGTTGGGCTGGCGCCCCTATCATGACGAGCCGCACATGGCGGCGCGCGATCGGGTGTTTGATCCGAGGAATATGGATGGGCCGGTAACGATAAACGGCAGCGGAGCAGGCGCTATGCCTACGCTTCGAGTGTTTGAATCAGTCGGTGCTGACGGTCTTATCGTCTACGCGGCCAGCGGTAGTGCAACAGATCGCTGTCTGAACTTTGTTTTGCCCGGCAGCTACAACCTGTTCAACATGTTTAACGATGGACACGGAATAATGGGTTATAACGGGACCGGGGCAACCCTGTCCTGGTCTGCCGCTGGCAATGTAACGATAGCTGCGCCATCGAGTGGTGTGGCTGTTACAGTAACCGCCGCGGCTGGCGGTAGCGCCTTTGAGTTTGCAGATGGTGGAGGGATAGCTGTAGGGGATTTCAACAGTACGGCGGCTGGCGGCGGGTACTGGACGTTCTCCCGGTCCGGGGCAGTTAAATGCTACTTTGGGGATGCCTCCGAATTGGTTGCGGGTGGCGTCATAGACAGTTACGCGATTCGATCTGGAGGCGCTTTTTCTGTCGCCACAGGCGGCGGCACTGTCCGATTAATAATCGCATCTGGTGGTGCTATCTCGCTTGCCGGGCAGACTTTAAGCACAGGAACATCGGTCCCGACGATAGGGACCAACAAACCGGGGTCGGCGGTAAGCTTGACGCCGCAAACGTGGCTAAACATTGTCATAAACGGTACTACGTACTACCTGCCGTTGTGGATCTGATGACCTTAGAGTAATATTCATTTAACTTTGGAGGACTCCCCGTGCAGAACACCCGACTTCAGATACCGGCCGTAATCGGAAACGTGACAACGACCACGCTGTTGCTCAACCCGTTCATTACGTCCCTAGCCGGCCCGACTGGGTTCGTGGCGACGCAGCCGTACATCCTGGTCCGCCACATCCGCGCGGTGAACACTTCGACCACGACCCAGTACACCGTGACGTGTTTCTACGGTACGGCGAACACCCTGGCGGCCATCTGGTCGGCAGCTCCGGTCGCGGCCTCGAGCTACCTGGACTGGTACGGCGAGCTGAAACTCACCGGCACCTCTACGTCGGCCGGCTTCCTGCTGTGGGGCGGCGCGAGTAACGCCGCAATTTTCTTCAACTTTGACGACGCGGAAATAGGATTTTCTTGACAGATCGTCTAAGTTGAAGTATGCTCTTGGCATGTCATCTAACAAGACGCCAGAGCAGAGAGAAAAAGCCAACGCTTACGCGCGGGAATACCGGCGTAATCGAACTCCGGAACAGAGGGAAAAAGATAAAATATACTTTCGGGAGTATATGAGGAAGTGGGCGGGGGCTCGGCGAAAAGTGAATCCCTCTACGCCCGAGCAGCGGGACGAGTACAACGCGTATATGAGAGATTGGTATCAGCGTCAGGTAACCGAGGACACCGATAGAAAAGCAAAGTATTACGCTAAGCGCAAGGTTTGGCGCGTAAATAATCCAGCCGTGATGCGCGCTATGGGGCGACGCTCTAAGGGTTTGCCGAAGCCAACGCGGCCAGAATCAGATGTTTGTGAGTGCTGCGGTGGAACAAACGCTTCAGGAAAAGCGATGAGCTTGGACCATGATCACGAAACCCGCGCCTTCCGTGGATGGCTGTGTTGGCCGTGCAACCACGCTCTCGGCATGCTAGGCGACAACCGTGAAGGCGTGTTGAAACTACTCGCGTATTTGGATAGAGTGGTAGTATGATCGCGTCGCTGAATGACTATACGCAAGTACGCACTGTACTTGCGGCTAGCTCTTTGATTATAATTACCGTGGCCTTGTTTACGAAGTACCTCGAGGGCGGCGCGTTCGCGGCGAGTCTGAGCGCCATTCTCGCTTGTTACAGCGCCCACAGTATTTTCGATGACAAGTACCCCGACCGGAATGCAGGACCCCCGTATGCCGACCCTCCCCATACGTGATTATCTATACGCTGGTGCCATATTGGTGCTACTTATAGCCTTTGGCCTGTTTGTGCACCACGAGCGCAGCGTCGGCGCAGCGAAGGTCGTGGCCGCGGATCAGAAGGCTGTCGCGGCACAGGTCGAGCGCAACGCGGCGGTCCAGGCGGTCGCGGGTGTCGCCACTCAACTTGCTCAGGTGAAATATGAAACAGTCATCGCTGCTCCCGTTACTGGTGTTGCCCCTATTCAATGCCTGCGCCTCCGTGCACAGCACAGTAGCCCCGTGCCCGTTGCCCCCGCCAGTACAGGCGGTGGAGACGTTACCCCCGTCAGCAGAGTCGCAGATACTGGAAATGCTCAAGCCGTACCAGGACCAGACCTCGCTACCGCCCTCGTCACCATAGGCCGCGATTCCGACGCGCAGATCAAAGCGTTGCAGCAAGTAGTAGCGCAGCTACGAAAGGAGATGGAAAGTGCCAAATGAAGATTTCACCGCGCAAGACGCGAATAACCTCATTCAGATCGCCCGGTCCGCCCCGCTGCAGAACATGGCCGCGGCCGAAGCGGTAAACACGCTGCTCACGAAGTTCGCCGCGTTCGCGAACGAGTGGTTCTCGCCGCCCAAGCCGGCCGCGCCGCAGGGGCCTGCCGATCCGATCGTTGACCCGCTGGTGCCGACGCGCCTTGGCATGATCAAGGCCGGCCTTGCGGTTGAACCCCCGGCGACCGTTGAAGAACTGGCATCAATTGGGAGAACGTGATGATACCGCCGCCCCCGCCGCCCCCGCCGACATGGGTGAGTATCATAGTGGACCATGCGGGGGCCTTCATGGCCGGAATTGGCAACTTCATCACGGCGGTCATGGCTTTCCTTTCATGGCGCTCAGCGCACAGAGCTGTGAGTGTTGGCGCTGAAAACGCCGGTCGTATTGAGGAAATCCACAAGGCGACCAACAGCATGAAAGATGCACTAGTTGCCGCGACGCGCAGCGACGCGTTACGAGAAGGCAAAGCGCACGAGCAGGCTATGCAGGCCGCGCGCGAGGAACAGACCGCGGCGCTCGTCGCTGTGATATCGGACCCCGAGTCTACGAACGCTGAAAAGACAACCGCTGCTGCCGATGCGAGTAAACCTGTATGAAATACTGTCCACTTACATCCTGGCGAGAAAAACTCGCCTGCAGCACGCTGTGCATGGCGGTCCTGATGACCGTCGTATTCGTAGTCGGCATTCTCACCGGGCATTTCGTCATTCGTTGAGGGCATTCCCATGATGCTCGGACTCACTGGTCGCCGCTTGATCCAACGCTTCGAGCGGTGCTGCCTCGAGGCGTACCCCGATGATCGTGGTATTGAAACAATAGGCTTTGGTCATACGGGCAAGGACGTGTACCCTGGCCTCACGTGGTCGCAGGCGCAGGCCGATTCGCACTTCCTCATTGACACCAGCACAGCGCAGTACATCGTCAACAAGACTATCAAGGTGCCGGTTAATCAGAACCAATTCGACGCCATGTGCTCCCTGGCATTTAACATAGGCGAGACCGCATTCGGCTGCTCGACGCTCGGGCGAATGGTCAACAGCGGCGACCTAGTGGGCGCCGCGGCGCAGTTCCCGCTGTGGGACCATGAGAAGATCAACGGTGCCGAACGCGTCGATCCGGGCCTCGAGACCCGGCGCGAAGCGGAAGAGGCGTTGTTCAAGACGCCAGTTTGAGCGTTACCAGCCTGTCGGATTCATGTTCATCGCGCCGCCCCAATCATTCGGCCCCCACGCGATCAGCCCGATGCTTTGACTGTTCATCCAGGACACACCCCCGAGGTTCGACACGTCGGACCCTTGCGTGAACTCCGTGATGACGATTGGATAGCCGGCCGCCAGCACGCCGAGCAGTGGGCCTTGGCCGCCTGCGTAGCCATAGTCATGCATCGACATACCGAACTGTTTGAGCGGGTCGGGGTTGCCATTTGCAGCGTACAGCTTGAGCCACGTTTCGGCGCGGCTCGCCCACCAATACGGAGAAGCCAGGACCACGTTTGTCGCGCCAGTGGCACGGATGGCTGCGAGCATTTCCAGCTCGCCCGCGACGGTGTAGGTCATCTGTACTGTATTGATCTTGTTGCCGTTCGCGTTGTTCTGCTGCACGAACGGATTGAAGGGGCCGCCGTGGGCAGTGATAAGCGCGGTCGCGGAGGGCGTAACCACGCCGTTAACCGTTGACTCTGCGTTGGCGAAAATGTTGTCCCCGAACGGCTCATTGAACAGTTCGAATATAACGGCCGGGTTCGCCTTGAACATGGCGGCGACTTGCTGCCAGAAGGTGATCGCATGGTCCGCATCCGGAAAACCCGGCTGGCCCATTGCGACTTGACCGTTCGGCGCCGTCCAGTGTAGATCCAGGAGCACGTAGAGCTTTGCGGCGGTCGCATCAGCGACGGCTTTCTGCACCGACGCCTGATAGGCAGCGTCTTCCCATAGAATCGCGTTGAGCGGTATGCGCACGGCGTTCGTGCCGGCGTGCGCATTCTTGAACGTAGTCGCCCAAAACGCCTCGCCCGCGTTGCCTATGACCGTAGCCCTGGAGGCCGGTCCTTCGCACCCGGACATGTTCATGCCATTCAGGATGACGGTGCTACCGTCGAGTGTGCTGACGAGTTTGTTGCCCGAGACCTTGATGCCGAAGACTCCAGTCGGCGGCGGCGGCGGCGGCGGCGGCGGCGGCGGCGGCGGCGGCGGCGGCGGCGGCGGCGGCGGCGGCGGCACCACGACTACTGGAGCGCGGGGGTCGCCCGTGGCTTGCGCTACCCATGCGCCATTGATCCAGGCCCACCAGCCACCGGCCGAGCCCGTGTGCGCGGCAGCCTGCTGATAGGCGACGCCGTTGAAAATAAGAACTTGTATGACAGCCGATGTGATGGCTTGAATGGTGCCGTTGAGCGCGATTTGACCCTTCTCAAGAGTCCACACGTTGCCGGCGCTGTCGGTCAGGGGAATGGTCGAGCCCGAGATTGAAGCTGTCATGGTTCTTTGTCCTTTTCACGGTGCGCTAGATTCTTCCAGAGGATAACAGATTCGCGCAGAAGTACAATGTAGGCGGCAACCTCGCCGCCGAATCGCTTGTGGATCTGCGCGGGTGTCATGTCAATGAGCCGGATCACCGCAACCGGGGGTGCGCGGTACATCGAAGGCAGGCCGCGCACTGTGATTATCACTCACCCCTCCAACCTCATGTGTTGTACCAGACCCCCACAGTTCGGGTCTATCTTACACGCAATCTGCACGGCCTCGATAGCGGTTGCGTGCATGTGCATCGCGCCGAGCGCCGCCTTACAGCCGGTGCCAATCGCGTAGAACGGCTCGAATATCTGCTCGGGCTCGAGACTGGCGTCCCACTCCCATAGGCCGGTCTTGTCGAGTACGAGACAGGTCCAGTCTGGATCGGCGGTCATGGCCTCATGTTTCTTTTTAACCCCGGACCCGTACCAGCGGACGAACACCATGCCGGGCGACGAAGACCCCGCGGTCGCGATGATGCAGCCGGGCTTGCGGAACAGCTTGACGCTCGAATCGAAGAACCGAATGCCGGCCTCTTTGCCCGTCGTGGTCGAGCGACTATCCGCGGCGATAATGCCATCCCGAAATGCGATCACAGTCACAACGCTCTCCAGTTTCTACGGCTGTTCATACACGCTTACCCAATTTGTCTTCGCCTTTACCGCGCCTTGTTCGCAATTCACTGGCATGCGAAACGTGATGCCGTGTCTAGGGTGATTCAGCCACAACGCCTGCTGCGGCTCCTCGAAGCTGAAGTTGTTAGTGTACGCGTATTCATCCATGCCCTTAAGCGAACCGTTAACGATCAGCGTACGGGTGTGGATATAAGTGTGAAAATGCCCGACAATCATTGTGTCGTAGCCCATCCCAATTGATTGGTTGCGCGAGCGCTTTTTCTGGTTGCCGCGCGTTAGCGGCCCGAGGCACCCGATGATGGAATCGCCGCCGCGGAACTGGTCCCCATGAGAGAGAAGAAATTTGTAGTCCCATACACGATAAAGGGCATCAGAACCGTCTGGAATATAAAATGTGACACGCTTGTCCCCCTCGAAATGTTTCGCCAGAAAACGGTAAATGAGCCAGTCGAAACTGGTATGGTGTCTGTCCTTGTTCCAACACTTGCGCGTGTCGCGCCCGTGGTTGCCGGTAACGCAGGGCACGAACACCGAGCCGAAGGCACCGCGCAGCCGAGTGATGGCGGCTATCAGCTCGCCGTATACCTCGAGCACAACGGGCATCGTGTTCAACTCGTTCGTCGCTGTCAGCTCGTCGTGTATGTTACCACTGATGATGTCGCCGCCGAGCGGTGCAACAATGCCGGGGTAGTCCATCGACGGACTGATGATCTTACACAGATGGATCGCGGTGTCGATCGTGTAGCGCAAGCGCTCGCGCGCGATCTTCATGTTGAACTTGTTCACGCCGCCAATCTGCGCAGGGAACACTTGCTCGCCCCAGTGGAAGTCGCTCAGCATGAGCGTGGGGACACCGGGCGATGACGCCTTGGCGAGCGCCGTCTGTGTCCACTTCGGCGGCTCGCATGCCTCTACATTCGATCGCAATGCGCCTACCGCATCTTTAATCGCTTCTACCTCGGAGCTGGTCTGCAACGATTTCTTCAGCTCGGTCTGCAGTTCCTTGATCTTCCCCTTCAGGATGCGCGGGTGATCGGGCGCCATGCCCCGCGGCACGAGCCCTAGGGCCTTGGCGTTGCGCATGCGGCTGCGGAATGTTTCGAGGTTGATGCTCAGCGCGGCGGCGGCGGCAACGGCTGATCCGTGAGTTTGTACGGCGTCCACACATGACTGCAGTTCGGCCTTAGAGATAAGTGGTGCGGCCATTACTTACCCGCCATCTGGTCGCCGAGCATCGCGTGCGCCTGCGCCCGGATCTTTGGTCGGGCTGCTGGTGGTGCGTTCCCAATCAGGCCCAAAGCGGCTTTGGCATGCCCCTTGTCCGGTATTGGGAAGGACCGGCCCGGTCCCGCGAATGCCGAGGCCGGCAGCGCATTGCGCTTCTCGGTTGTCAGTTTCGCCATGTTGTTTCTCCATGATTGACTTGGGAATATACCATTTGTCAGGGGACGCCGACAACTTATCCTCCAGCGCGTGCTGCGCCTCCCACCGTGCGTCGCGCTCATAGCGCAGCATGTCGAGCTTGCCCGCCGCGGCGTGGTTGTTAGCCTCGGTGCACGATGTCTCGTACCCGTGAAACACGCAGCAATCCGGCGCATGGTCATCTTTGGGCCGCGGCTGCATTGGTGGCTTACCCTGTGCGCACTTCGCCTGCGCGGTCTCCATTGGGTGCGGTGTCGCCACGTTGCACGGCCCTTGCAGCGACGGCTCCGTGATGCCGGGGATGGGCTTGCCCGGTGCCGCGTTGTTCATGTAGGCTTCCGCTTCCAGGTCAAGCTGCAGCGCAGCGAGGACCCGCCACGCGGCCTGCGCCAGATGCCGCTTGCCATCCGCGCCGAAACGTGCGCCGCTCGCGTGGTCGATCAGGTGGCGCAGCGCAGTGTTGTACTGATCCATCGATTTGCCACGCGCCCAGTGTAGCGGTTCACCAGGGTTATGTTGTTCGTTGCCTTGCCGTGAGACTTCCGCGACCGCGGCGAGCGCGTTGGGGAAGTAGAGAACGCACCCCGTAAAAATTGGGATGGACTTGCGTTGCTTGTCGCCGTCTGGAAATATCATTTCATGTGCTCCGAAATTACTCTGATGACCAACTCCCGTTCAATTGGCATGACGAACCCGATTTGACCGGGATCGTACAACCCAAATTTCAGCCTGCAGAGAAGGCCGATAAATGCCTCGAGCTTGGCGCCGCGAGATTTATGCCAATCGCGAAGCAGCACGATGCCCTCTATGCCGCTGTCAGCGATCAGCTTGACATCGCGCGCGAGGCAGTTGCCCCATTCGCCGAGCATATCCTTTTCGTTGCCCGTGGCATTGAGCACCCGCGCCCGGAACTCCGGGCTGTCCAGCTCGGCCGGCGACACAACTTCATATCCCTGCTCGCGGAGCTTTGCGGCCGCGGCGTCGAACGCCGGGAAGTTGAACTGTAGGATACCGGACATTGGCCCTGCTAGGTAGACGCGCATTTTCTATTCTCCCTAGCTGCGCGCTCGAGCTGTTGCATAAGCTCGAGCTGCTTCAGTTCGATCTCGGTTCTGCGCGCGCAGCACCAGTAGGGGCGCTTGCCTCTTGGCTGCGGCTCGGTCAATGGGTTGTGTTTCGGCATTCAGCGTACACTCCTCTATCCATCCGTGTTTGTTAGGTCGGCAGCCGCAGGGCAATCGGGCTCGGAGGTATTTGTGGCGGCCCATCATCGGCTCCTGTTCATCGCGTTTAGCAACGCTTCCTGCACTGTGATCTTCGATGCGTGCCGCGCGATGACATCCACGTCTAGAGTCCTGCGCGCAATGATGTCATAGACGAAGACCGCGCGGTCGAACCCCGCCTGAAACTGCCGCATCGGACCAATCCTCTCGAGCATCTGTATCCGCTGGCCCAAGTCCCAGCCGTGACCGAATCGAACAAGTATATTGGTGGCAAGGTGCAATCCATCGACGCCGTGGCCCATGCTTTTCGGATGTGCGATACCAAGCTGCGCTTCCCCGGCTTTGAACTTCGCCAGTCCGGCCGGCTCGGCCAGGATCGCAGCGGCCGGGAACGCTTTGAGGATACGGGCGGCGTCCGATTTAAATTGGTACGCGACCAGAACCGGAGCGCCGCCCGACTCTGCGACGATCGATTTAAGGATCTCGATTTTCTCTTCATGCACGGACTCCCACTGCGGATACGTAGTGTATATAGCACCGTTGGCTAATTGTAAACACTTATTTGTTAGCGCCGCTTCGTTGAAGACTTCGACTTCCGCGCCGCTGGCAAGCTCAGCAAAAAGCGTTTTCTCGAGCCGCTCATATACACGCCGGGCCGCGGGCGGCAGATTGAATTCCATTGGGACCACAATGGGCTCGTGCAAGTCGAAGTAGTCTTTGGGGTCAATCGTAAGGCAAACGTCTTTGAGCGCCGCGTGGATTTCACCTTCGCTGTGGCGGGAGGGCTCCACTTTTCGACTGTAGGGATTTGTTTGGAACCATCGAGACATAAAAGCGCCATGCGTAAGGCCGAGCCTTTGTCCACGGTCCACGAACCACATTTGTCCCCAAAGGTCTTTGAGTCCATTGGGCGCTGGTGTTCCTGTGAAATTGACCCATCGTTCCACGATCGTATGAGCCACGCGCGCAATTGCATACGCGCGGACGCTGCTGCGACCTGATTTGCTTGGTCTTCCATCTGACGTTGTGTGCGGCGAGTGGCGGCCGGCGAGCCGGAAACCTTTGAGTGAGTCGCTTTCATCGGCGAATACCTGCTTAAATGGAAATTTGGATTGAAGCGTATCGATCAACCAAGGAAGCAGCTCGTATGAAATGCTATAAATGTCGGCGAAGGGCCGAGCGCGTAGGATCTCGAACCGCTCGCCCGGCGTGCCGCCGATCCAGCGGATCTTCAGATGATGGAACTGTTCCCACTTCTGTGCTTCCTCGATCCACACGTCGCGCGCCACGCGCATCGGCCCGCACACGAGCGTCGGGCCGTTGACGAGTCCGAGCAGCGGCAGCACGTCGGCCACGAGCAGGCCGCTCGATGTCTTGCCGATGCCGCAGCCGCCCCATATGCAGCAGCGCGGGTGCTCGATCATGAACGGCTGCATGACGAGCTGCGGGGCGCGTGGGACTAAGACCGCCATAGCCCATTCCGATAGCAGTGATGGATATAGAAATCGACCTGTTCCTTTGACCAGATTACGAACACCGAGAATCCTAGCGCGCGGCGTCGTGTGTGATCGCGCTTCTGCCACGGCTTGACCACACCGTCAGGGCACTTGGTTTCAATGAAATGCGCTTCGGGGTACAGACCGGGCGGCATGAGCGGCCACAGCACGATGCGGTCCGGTGGCCCCTTGCGGCCGGGGCTCACGTGCTTCTCGCAGATCGCGCCGTGCAGCTCGGTCTGCTCGACCAGATAATCCTCGACTGAGACTTCGAGGATCATATGCACCGCGGGTTGCGGTATCCCTCGATCAGCAGCGCGAACGCGATCTCGGTAGCGTGCTTCTGCGGGTGCTCGCTCAACAGCGGCTCGTGCACGTACACGCGGGTATCGCCGAACTCACTGACGCGCACGCCGGTCTGCACGTAGCGCTCCGTAGTGTATGGTATAGGCTGCGGCGGGCCGGTGTCCGGCTTAAAGGGATTCATAAGCTGCGGGAGCACGTGGGAGACAAAATATTGGTTGTGCACCGGCACGTCTACGCGCGCGCCGTCCCTCTGACCACCTACAAACAGAGCTACGTTGATCATTTGTGGTTTCTCCTATTTATGGTATCGCATGGAAGTTAATCCTTTAGCGGTAAGCGGTAAGCCCTCGGCCCATAGCGAGGACTCGACCATGATCTTGCTGAGCCCGGCGTCGGTGAAGCGCGGGTCGTCCGGGCACTCGCACAGAATCTCATCGTGGACTGTCAGCTCGGGCTCGTAGCCCTGCGCGTCGGCCTCGAGCAGTCCGTCCATCAGTATGTCGGCGCTCGACGCCTGTACGATGTTCTCCGCGAGCTTTCCAGAGTACGTGCTGATGCGGTGCCACTGCCGGGTGTAGGGATTTATCCCGATAAAGCTCAGCTCGCGGTCATCCTGATGGACAGCCGGGTAGCACAGAT